ATGCTGGTTTCGAGCTATGATCTTCTGGAGGCGGGCAAGCTGGACCAGGCCAAGTCCATCTTCGAAAAGCTTCTGAAGCAGGACCCCAATAACCCCCTGGTCCTGAACAATCTCGCGGCCGTCATGGCGAAGGAGCAGAAGTATGGGGAGGCCCTGAACTACCTGGAGAAGGCCCTGCCCCGTAAAGCGGGACGCGAGAAATGAGGGGCAGAAACGCGAGAAATGGCGAAAAAAAGATGGAGCGAAAAATCAAACGACTGTTGGATTTTTGGGAGGATGAGGGCGCGGTGAGCGCCCTTTTTAGGGTGATAGAGGTACGGGGAGGCATAAACCATTGCCTCCCCCCAAATGTCTTCGCCACGGGGCTGAGGTGAAGCCAGTTCAGGGCGCCGGCGCTGGCGCTGGATCAGGGGCCGGGATGCAATTAACCTGGAGCTGCCAGCCCGGGACGTTGGCAATTTCCACAGTGAACAATTCCCCGCCTGCCTTGGCGATAGCTGCGAAAATATCCGCCAAGGGCGCCGTCATCGTTTGAGTGAGCTGGGCCCCTGCCGTGGGGTCAATCGAGATTGCCGCGCTGCCTGTTGCTGGCATGATGGTGATCCTCCTGGATTGGGTTAAACGCAGGCTAAAGCCTGCGGCTACAAGAACCTTAAGGAAATGGTGGGCAGTGCCCACCCTACACGACTTACCAGATCACGAGGACTGCGCCGCCGGTGCCTCCGTTGCCATAGTTTACCAGTAAACTAAGACGCAACCCTGCGAATTCCCTGGATTGCCTACCATCTGTCCCCACATTTGGCCGCAGACAACATTAAGATTATTGAGGCCGTTGCCTGGCACGATAATAGAACCACCAGAGCCACCATTATTACCGTAGTCTGCTTGAAGGGTTGTGCTACCTGCGAAAGAAGAATTCTGACCGGCGGCACCAACAGTAACAGTTGCATTACCTGAGACTGCTATAATTCCTTCAACATAACTACCGTTATTCTGCGACCCAGCACCGCCGATTGCTATCACCCAGACTTTGGTTATCCCAGAGGGTAAGTTCCAGGTGCCGGAGGAGGTGAAGAGCTGCATCCCATGTGGAACGCCCTGAACGGGAGCGGCCGGCGCCGATGGTATCCCGAGCGCCAGGAAAAGCACATCGGTGGCGTCATAGACGAGAAATAGCGGCTGATTGGCCTGTATGCCTGCCAGGGAAATGGGGATGGCCGCCAGGCCGTTGATGCTGAGGGTGGCGGCGCCGGTGCTGGCGGCGTTGGGGAGGAATTTATAGACCACCCCGCCCACGTAGGCGGTGATGGCCGGGGAAAGCGTGATGCTGTAGGCGTTCCCGGCGTTGGTGCTCAAGGGGACGCTGGGGTCGAGGGGCTGGATGGCCACCCAGGCGTTATTGGCGCCGTTGCGCTGCTTCAGGTAGCCGGTGCCGGTGTCGGCCCAGAGCATGTAGGCCTCGGGGTTGGAGGGCGCGCCGGGGCCGGAGTTGAGGGTGTTGAGCGTGTCCAGGGCCAGGTTGATATTGGCGCGGACCGCGGCCCCGGTGCCGTCGGGCACTACAAGGGCATTTTGAGACATGGGTTTTCTCCTTATAGCCAGTGATCAGTAATCAGTGATCAGTAATCAGTGATCAGTAATCAGTTTTGCCTTTACTGGCCACTGGCCACTGATCACTGATTACTGTTCACTGGCCTCAATGGCCCACCTGCCAGTTGAACTCGGAGACAATGGGGGTGACCCCGGCCTGGTAGATGGTGAAGACCAGCCTAAGGTTGATCTTCCAGGCGTAATACTGGCCCGGGTGCAGCTCCTGCCAGTCGCCCCAATTCGTGCCGTCGGTGGAGACCTGGATCTGTACCTGGACGTCCGCATTGCCCGCGGTCAGGCCGTCCACGTCCGGGATGGAGTCCCAATCGGTCCAGGTGCTGACAAGGGCGGTGGACAGCACGCTCTCGAACAGGTAATTGGCGGCCACGGTGACCAGCTGGCAGCTCCCGAGGTTGACGAGCTGGGCGGCGGCGATGGTGTAATAGCCGGGGCCGCCCCCGGAGATCTCCAGGTAGCCGTTGCCGTCCTTGAAGACGCCGCCGCTCATGGTCCCGGGCCAGCCGTTGGCGTAGTCGTCGTAGGAGGCCAGGATGGTGGCGAAGACGCTGGAGTTGGTGACCACGATGGAGGAAGCGGCCCCGTAGAAGCCGTTGTAATGGGTGGCCACCCAATAGGTGCCGTTGCCGAAGCAGGGGCAGTTGGGGGAGCTGGTGCGGCCGACGATCTCCGCGATGGCCCAGGCCGTGCCCTTGCGCACCTCGTAATCGATCTGGCGGTAGGCGGCCAGGGGGTCGGCGGCCTGATTCCAAATTAGGGAAATCTGCCCGGCCTGGTAGAAGGAGGCGAGCCCGGTGATGGCGGGCAGCCCGGCGGTCATGGAGGCGCCGCTGAGGTAATGGGTGTAGGGCTCGACCTCCGAAAGCTCCTGGGTGGCGCCGCCCCAGAGGTTGTTGCTCAGGAACTTGATATAGAGGGTCTGCCCGATGTTGGCGGCCTGGAAGGGGAGCTTGAAGACGGCCTGGTCCAGGCGGCAGAAGGCGCTGTTCTGGGCGTGGGCGGTGATGGGCGTCAGGTAGGCGCCCCGGCGCAGGTAGGCGCCCAGGGTGTATTTATAGGGCGCGGTGAGGGCGGCGGTCTCGTAGCTGATGACCTCGCCGTCCACGTAGCAGGCGGTGGCCATCAGGTCGGCGTCCTGCTGGGTCCCGGAAAGGAGGACGCCCCGGGACTCGGTCAGGTCCACCAGGCAGGAGTCGACGGTGTCGGGGTCGCTGCCGGAGGCGAGCTGGGCGGCCAGGACCCCCATGCGGCAGGGGTTGGAGATGAGACCGGCCCGCTTGTAGGTGATGTTATCGTAGCTGATCCAGACCTCGGCCCCGCCCCAATCGAGGCCGCCGCAGGCGGCCACCCAAACCTCATAGCCGGCCTGGGTGAGCAGCGCCGGGGCCTCGAAGATGATGGGCGGATTGACGTTGCCGGGGTCGGCGTTGAGGTTGAGCTGGAGGCCGGCCGGGGCCTGCATGGTGTGGATGGCGGGGGTGCCGGCGGCCTCGGGCCATTCCTCCACCTCGAAGGCGAGCGACCCGTCGTCGCTTTCCTCGATGGAGATGATGCGGCACATGGCGCCGGAGAGCCCCAAGTTGGGGACGGTGAGGGAGACCCAGTCCATCGGGTCCAGCAGGAAATAGCGGCCGTCCACCTTGAATTTGTAGGTGTTGCGGATGTAGAGCGACTTTTGCAGCAGGGTCTGGCCGATGAACTGGGCCAGGGGGCCGTTGGTGATGGCGTGGCCCTCGACGTTGGTCTGGATGCGGGGGCCGTAGAGGGCGATGGCGTTCTGGTCCTTGCAGTCGGCGATGGTGGGGTCGTAGCTGTTGGCCCGGTCGTAGTATTCGACCTGGAACCAGTTATAGGCGTCGGAGATGGCCTTGCGGGCCGCGGTCACCGGGGGCTGGTCCTTGTCGGCGATGAAGTCGTCCGTGCCCAGGTTGTATTGCGGGACCACGTTGGGGGTAAAGGTCACCGGGGCCATCCCGGCCGGGGAGGACCAGTAGGTGATGCCGACGTAGACCCCGGCCTGGGCGGCGTTGAAGGTGTAGACGCCGGCGGCCACCGAGTAATAGCCGGGGGCCGGAGGGGCGGCGCCGGCGGCCAGGGGGGCGTAATTCTCCCAGAGGTTGCTGCCGACCCCGGTCTGCTGCATTTCCATGACTTCATAGTCGGCCAGCCAGTTGGGGACGGTGATGGTATAAGGAGATCCCCCGGGGATGTAATAATAGCTGGTGACCTGGACCGCGGCGGGCCCGGTGGCCGGGGTGTCGCCGTAGGGCACCGCCTTGAGCTGCCCCCCGGACCAGACGATTTCGGAGTTGGAGAGCTGCATGAGATAATCGAGGAAGGCCGAGGCGGCTTCCTGGGAGGTGAGCTGGGGGCTGAGGAAGATGGAGTTGGCGATGCAGTAGTCCGAGTATTGGGTGAGGTCGCCCACCAGGGCCGCGGGCCAGCCGCAGCCGTAGTTGGGGTTGGTCAGGAAATCGTAGAGGATATCGGCGGGGTTGGCGTCCAGGATGCCGCCGGCGGGGTTGAACTGTTTCAGGCCCTGGACCTCGAAGTTGAAAGAGGGGAGCTGGGCGCTGTCCCCCAGGTAGAGCTGCGCCTTGCAGGCCGCGGCGATGCCGGAATAAGCGAGGGCCTGCTGGGGGTAGTGGGCGCTGAGATAGCCCCAGGGCGAAGCGGGGCGGCCGCCCAGGCTGATGAGGTCGAACCAGTCGGCGGGGGCGTAGGGGGTGGCGCCGTCGTAGACGGTGGCCACGCCGGCGATGGGGCCCAGGCAGATGCCGATGATCAGGTCCATGTAATAGAGGTAGCCGGAGAGGGTGGTGGTGGACGAGGAGGGGGCGGCGCCCTTGCCGCCGCCGGCGCCGCCGGCGCCGCTGGTGGTGGTGTATTGGGGACTGGCCACAAAATTGGCGGCCCAGAGCAGGTTGCCGGGGATGCGCTGCTGGCCGTAGACCAGGGCGATGACCGCGCCCTGGCAGGAGCTTTGCACCTGGTAGCCCAGGACCTGGCGGGGCTGCTGGGGGGTGCCCTTGGCTTTGGAGGCGCTGGTGCCGAAGAGGCTCATTTCAGTTACCAGTGGTCAGTGGTCAGTGGTCAGTGATCAGTGATCAGTGATCAGTAAAGTCAAAAGACAAAAAGGGGAATTATATATTTGACTCCCTTTATCCAAAATCAAGCATCCCCTGTCTCAGTCGTTTAACTGCGATCTGGCAGTACTCCTCGCTAATCTCAATCCCGATAAACTTGCGGCCTAATTCCTTGGCGGCTACCGCCGTACTTCCCAGCCCTAAAAATGGGTCAAGAACTATATCTAATGGATTGACACTTCCCCGAATAAGCAGTTTCTTAACGAAGCTAATTGGTTTTGGGCAGGAATGTTTTTTGTTTTTCAATTCTGGGTCCGGCGAACGTGAGTCTTTAATCACATCCATTCTTGCGCCTTTCCCATTCGCTAAATAAGCATCCTTGCCATAGCAGAGAATTGGCTGCCAAGAAGTAAATCCCCAACTGTTTAGGGCGTTAGTCGTTCCATAATACCAGCACATAACCCAAGTAGCGGGAGGGTACTTCCATATATTTGTGTGTCCGCAAGTCAGCATGATTCTATCGGCGGTCAACAATGGAAACACTTTATTTATTAAATCAATTAGGTTTTGCTCAGAATCTTGATACTGGTCATATTCATAGTACAATCCATACGGCGGATCAGTCAGCACCAAATCCACCTTGGGCAAGTGGGGCAGGATGTCCCGGCAATCGGCACAATAGATTATCCCGGCGTCCTCAACGTGGTACGGCTCAATTCCGGGGATTAGGTAGTCGTCAGGCCAGATCATGGGTTTCTCAAGTTTCGGGAGTCAAGTATATAATTCCCACAAAAAGACATTTCCTTATAAGTGCCAATAGCTGAAGAATTTGCGGGGGCGCCCCTGCAGCCGGAGGAGCAGGTCGGCGCGGTCCCGGACCACCCCCTGGCCCGCCAGGGAATGGATGATCTCCGGCCACGCCGTGATGATGGCCGCGTGGCTGTAGGCGCGCCCCAGCTTCCAGATGACCACGTCGCCCGGGCCCTCCTCTCCCTCGGGGATCTCCCCGCCGAACTGCGCCAGGTATTCCAGATATTGCTCCCGGGTGCGGTGCAGGTGCCACTGCAAGGCGTAGTGCTCCGGGGTGAACTCCGGGAGGAGGCCGGCAGCCCGGTAGGCGGCCACCAGCAGCATGCCGCAATCGACCCCGGCGCCCTTGACCATGGCCTCGTGGTGGAAGGGGGTGCCGATCCAGGACTCGGCCTCGGAGATGATGGCCTGGCGCAGGGCTGATTCGATGATTGTCATTTCAACTCCAAGTGATCAGTGATCAGTGATCAGTGGTCAGTGGTCAGTGATCAGTGATCAGTGGTCAGTGGTCAGTGGTCAGTGGTCAGTGGTCAGTAAAGGCAAAAGCAAAGATAGTGATCAGTGATCAGTGGCCAGTGGCCAGTAAAGGCAAAATGCAAAAAACTGATTACTGATTACTGATTACTGATTACTGATTACTGATTACTGATTACTGATTACTTCCTTCTATATTACTGTAGACGGGGCCGGGATGAAGGGCTGGCCCCCGAAATTCGCCAGGTTGCTGAACTTGTTCTCGCAGGTGCTCATCTGGCGGTCGCAGCCGGCCCAAATGGTAAAGCCGTCGCCCGCGGCCGGCGGGCCGCCGATCCAGGGGACCATGGCCGTGACCACCGCGCCGGCATAGGCCTTGACGGCCCGGAGCTGGCCGGCGCAGGCCCCGGAGACCATCTGGATCTTGCCGAGGGTGAACCAGCCGTCGGGCTGGTTGAGGTTGGTCAGAAAGGCGACGGCGCTGTTGCCCGCGCTCGCCTGGACATAGCCGCCCTGGGCGAAGGAGCCCGGGGCCACGCCGCAGTTGGCGTCGTAGAGGCAGTAGGCGCAGGGCGCCTGGTAGAGCTGCCAGGGGACCTGCTGGTCCAGCAGTTCCAGCCACGACTTGACGTTGATCTGGATCTGGGCGTAGTCCACCACCGGCAGGTCGGCGACGCGGCCGGCGAAGAGGACCACCGGGTTGAACTGCGCCGGGTTGGCCCAGGAGGCGAAGATCAGGCGGCTCATGGTGACCGTGGCGCCGTCCAGGGCGCCTTCCAGGAGGGCCTGCTGGAAGCCGATGCCGTCCAGCAGGGTGGCCTGGGAGGTGAAGCAGGTGAGGGTGAGGGTGTCGACCTGGGTGCCCCGCACCGTCTTGAGCTTGCTGCGCTGAATGTAGGGGCCGGTGGCCAGGTAGGTGTGGCCGCCGGAGACGATGTTGACGTTGGCGCTGGTGAGGTAGAGGTGGGAGCCGTCGGCCATGGCGAAGTCGAAGAGGTCGGCCTGGCAGAACTGGCGGTTGACGGCCAGGAAGGCGATTAGTCCAGCGTCCGCGGTCTTCATAAGTCGGTGACCAGTGATCAGTGATCAGTAATCAGTAATCAGTAATCAGTAATCAGTAATCAGTTCCAAGAAATTCCGCCTTTGTTTTGCCTTTGCCTTTACTGATTACTGATAACTGATAACTTTCTCTCACGTCCGCACCATCCGCAGGGTGAGCTTGCCGGTGGCGGCGCCCTGGAGGATGGCGGCCAGCTCCAGCTTGTCCTCCGTGAACATGGCGCGGTAGTAGAAATAGAAATCCGCGGTGATCACCACGCCGGAGCCGGGCGCGGTGACAAAGGTGAGTATCCCGGAGGCGAGGTAGGAGATGGAGTAGGCGGTCCCGGCCTGGACCGCGCCGTTCAGGTAGATGACCGGGGGCGTCGGGGTCTGCTGGACGTCGTACTGGGCCTCCACGTAGCCGCCCTGGGCGCGGCAGAACTGGAAGGCCTTGGTGACGCCGTCGCCGACGCCCAGCTGCGCCCCCGGGGCGAAGTTGTCGGTCTGGTCGCTGAGCAGGAAGTCGTCGAAGGCGCCGCTGCGGGCGTTGTAAAATCCCCAGAGGGAGGCCTGGTCGGCGAGGCTGAGGCCGTTATATTGCAGGTCCCACTCGTAGAGGGGGGCGGACCAGAGCCTGACGTGCACCGCCCGGCCGCTTTCGGCCTCGTTGCTCAGGGTGTGCCAGAGGGCCCGGCGGGTGAAGGGCCAGCCCAGGGTTTTGAATGTCGGGAAGACGCTGTTGCTCATAGCCGGTTACCAGTTATCAGTAATCAGTGGCCAGTGATCAGTAAAGGCAAAAGCAAAGATAGTGATCAGTTATCAGTGGCCAGTGGCCAGTAAAGGCAAAAAGCAAAAAACTGATTACTGTTTACTGATTACTGATTACTAATTACTGATTACTGCTTACTGATTACTGATTACTCTCCTTTTACGATACCGGGACCGCGTTGCGGCCGACGTTCCTGATGGCCGCAGCCAGGGCGCTGGGGTTGGCCAGGAGGACTCTTCTCACGTCGGCGCCGTCCAGGGCGTTGATATTGATATTCACCGGGGCGCCCCCGCCCGGGGCGCCGGCGCCTCCGGACGGGGCGCCGCTGCGGAAGTTGTCCGCCAGGTCCGAGGGCAGCACCACCTCTTTTTTATGCACAAAGGCCAGGGCGTCGGCGGGCACGTCCCATCCGCCCTGGGCGCTGGCTATGGTGCCAAAGGCCAGAACCTCGGCCACCGCCGCCGCCCCGACCCCGGGAGCTGCCTCAACATTGGCCGGAAAAGGGAGCGCCGCAAACACTGAGGCTACCGCCGCCGCCCCTGCCTCAGCGGCGGAGGCTGAAACCGTTGCCATGACATCCGCTTTCTGCGCCATCTGCCCGTAGATGAGCATCTGCAGCTGGTTGGCGATCCAGGTGGTGAGCATCTTCTCGATGGCGCCCACGAAGGCGGTGAGGATGGCGGTGGTGAACTGCTGCATGGCCTTCTGCATGGTGAGGGTGCCCTGGATGAAGCCGTTGACCATGCCGCTGATGGCGGAATCGATGGGGGCGATGGCGCTCTTGATGTCCTGCAGCTGCTTCTGGGCCGCCTGCTCGTTGGCCTTCTGCACCTCCAGGAGCTTCTTCTCCTTGAATTCGGCCTCCTGCTGCTCCAGCTTCTGCAGCTCCTGGTAATAGCCGGTCCAGACGGCCTTAGACTGGGCGATGTGCTGCTGCTCCAGGGCCAGGGACTGCTGGGTGAGGGCCTTCTCCTGCTCCAGGGCGGCGGAGGTGCTGATCTGCCCCATGCTCTCCTTGAACTTCACCTCCTCCTGGGCCGCGGCGATGCGCATCTGCCCCAGCTTCAGCTCATTGTCCAGGCGGGACTGCGCCAGCTGCCGCTGGTGCTTGTCGTATTCCTCGTCGAACTGGGCCTGCTTGTTGAGGACGGCCCGGTACTCGGAGCTCTGGGCGCCGTAGGTGGTCTTGACGAAGGAGACCTCCTGGGCCATCAGGGCCTTCTTGGCGTCCCAGTTGCTCTTCTCCGAGGTCATCTGCCGGTCGAGGGCGGTGATCTGCTCCTTGGCGGCGTCCTGGGCCAGGGCCTTATCGGCGTTGTAGATCTCCCGGCTGACCGCCATATAGTCCTTGGATCCCGCGGCGCACAGGGCCAGCTTCGACTCCCAGAACTCCTTCTCCGCCTCCTTGGAGAAATCGAGGTACTGGTTTTCGGCGGTCTTGATCTGCTCCAGCTCGTCCTTCCACTGCTGCAGGAGCCCGGCGGGGCCCTCCCCCCCGGCGCCCTTCTTGCTCTTATCAAAGGGCGTGTAGGAAGCGCCCTCGGCGCCCCCGCCGCCCGCGCCGCCCGCGGCTGCCTGGGGATAGGTGAGTTGCCGGTCCTTTCCCGCCCCATAGCCGCCGAGGGCCCCGATGCCGCCTTCGGCGCTGCCCTGGGCCGTCATCATGGCCTTGAACTGCTCCGTCACCCAGATGACCGCCTGCCCCAGTTTCAACAGGATGGGGATGGCCAATTCCCCGACCTTATATTTCAAGGCGTCGAATTCGAGGCCGACGTCGTGCATGCCCGCCTTGAAGCTCCGGGCCTTGTTCACGGAGACGTCGTCCAGCGCCAGCCCCAGCTTGGCCAGGTGCTCGGCGCTGGCCTCCACGTCCTGCTGGTTCACCAGGAGCAGGCTGTTGATGTCCTGCACCCGGGCGCCGAAGGCCGCCAGGGCCGCCTGGTTGCGCTGGTGGCCCACCTCGTATTTCCCCAGGGCCCCGGTGACCTTGAAATAGATGTCTTCCAGGCCGGCGTTGAGGTCGATGTTGACCCCCACCTGCTTGCCCATGTCCACCACGGCGGCGCCGTTGGTCTTGAGGTTGCGCTCCAGCATGCGCAGCGCCTGGGAGACGGTCTCGCTGCTGACGCCCATGCGCTCGTAGGCGTTGTTCAGGGCGGCGGCGGCCTGGACGCTGATGCCCATCTGGTTGGCGAGCTTCTTGGACTCCAGGTTCATGTCGACGTACTGGTCCACCGCGCCCTTTAAAAAAGCGCCGGCGCCCACCGCGGCGGCCAGCCCCACGAAGGCGGCCTTCAATTCGGAAACGCCGCTGAGGACCTGGGAGAAGTTGTTGGAGGAGGAGTCGCCGAGCTGGTCCAGGCCGTCCTTCATCTGGCCGGTGGCGTCGCTCACCGCGGACTTGGCGTCGTCCATGCCGGATTTGAGCTGATCGGCCTGGGCGCTTATGAGCACTTTGATTTCGTCGTCGCTCATGTTAACCCCCGTGGCCAGTGAGCAGTGAGCAGTAAGCAGTGAGCCGTAAAGGGAAAAACTAATTACTGATTACTGATTACTGATTACTGGCCACTGATTACTGATTACTGATTACTGATTACTGGCCACTGATTACTGATAACTGTTTACTTCACTTGTCCCCCGACGCTGCGGAAATCGGCGACCAGCTCGTCGAGGGTGCCGTATTGGCCACCGCGCGGAGGTTCCGGGCGGCGAGACGCCGCCCCTACAACCGCGTCGGCAGGGGCCTTATAGCCCAGGTAGGCGGCCACCAGGTCCCCCACCGGGGGGTGCAATCTCCAGTAGCGCTCCAGCTCGTAGAGGCGGGGAAGCGTCAGCCGCTCGCCGATGTACTCCCAGGTCCAGCCGGTGAGGCTGGCGACCCGGGCACGGATGAGGCCCCAGTCGGGACGCTCCCCGCCAACTGTTCCCCCGGGGGCTTACTCACCAGGCCCGAGACATCCAAGATGCGGTCCAGGACCGGCTTGAAGTTGATCAGATCCAGGGCCTCCTTGACCTCGGCCAGCGTGAGATCCGGATAATTACGGGAAAGCGCCGTGTGGAGTATCTCAGCGCCCTCAAGCAGGCGCTGCAGGGGGTTAACCGGCTCCCCCTTCCCCCATGCCTCGATCATCGGCCAGTATTTCTCCAGGGCCGCCAGGTTCAGGGGCGGCAGGATATAATCCCGGCCGCCCAGGCGCAGGGGCACGCCTTCCAGGTTTTGATCAGCCATTAAGATCTCCAAATTGCCAGTTATCAGTAATCAGTAACCAGTGATCAGTTTTTGTCTTTGCTGCTTACTGATTACTGTTTACTGATTACTGTTTACTGGCTAATACGGCAGCGAGATGAGGCCGATGTTTTCGGCGGCATCCACGGCGGCCATAAAGTCGAACTCCGGGATGGTGATGTCCCCCACCTTGGTGCTGAAGGCCAGCTTGTTGCTCATGCAGTTGTTGAGGATCATCACCGCGCCGTTGACCCCGGTGATATTGTTCAGCACGCACATGAAGCTGGGCGCCAGGCCCGCCAGCTGGTTGACGATGGTGAGCGTCTGTCCTACCAGGGAGGAGGTGTAGAGATAATCGATCAGGATGTTCGTCTTTTTATCCGCCGCCGCGAAGGTATAGACGCCGGTGGCCTCGACCATGCTGTAAGCCCCCGCGGCCTCGTCGCCGACGGCCACCCGGGTGAAGGGGACGCCGGTGGCGGCGTAGACCACGCCGAGGTCCTGCTTAAAGGCGGTGTGGTTGGTCACGGTGACCGTGTAGGGGCCCGGCGTGTCAGCGATGAGTTGCGCCTCCGCCACCACCGGCACGATCTGGCCGGTGGCCGGAGGGGTGCTCCCAAAGAAGTTCTGGAAGACGCTCATCTTGATGTCGGCCTGCTTCGACTTCCCGGTGATCTTGCCCTGGGCCCGGAAGACGGCCTCGGCGAACTGGTTCTGGCCGTAGACCTCCTTGGCGGTAAAGGCGAACTCGACGCTGCCCTCCTGGAGCACCCCGCACTTTATGGGGTTGGGGACCGCGGGCGAGACGACCGGGGGGATGAAATACATGTTGCCGGTGCCAAACCAATAGACCTTAGCCATGTTTCAACTCCTTTTAGCTTTATTTACCAATTGCCAGTTCCCTGGAAGATCAGTAATCAGTGATCAGTGGCCAGTGATCAGTAAAGGCAAAAGCAAAGATAGTGATCAGTTATCAGTGGCCAGTGGCCAGTAAAGGCAAAAAGCAAAAACCTGATTACTGATTACTAATTACTGATTACTGATTACTGATTACTGATTACTGTTTACTGTTTACTGCTTACTGCCTTTGTCATCCTCCCAAAACCACGATTTCCACCGGGATCAGGACGGCGGCCTGGCCGTCCACCTCTCCCAGGGCCTTCAAGATCCTGCCGTCGATGCGGCAGTGGTAGACCAGGCCGCCCAGGGTCTGGCGCTCCTGGGCCGGGCCGGGGGCCAGGGCGGCGCACACCGCGTCGATCAGGGGGTTGATCACCGGCCCCGGCGGCTCGTCCTCGGGGATGCGGGCGTAAAAGCCCAGGTCCACATAGATGAAGTAAAGGGGAGGGCCGCCCTCCACCTGGTACTTGACGGTCTCGCCGGTCCCCTCCTCCTGGAAGAGGGCGGGCTGCTCGTCGGGGGTGACGTCCTTGGCCCAGCGGGCCCGGCGGCTGACGGTGACGAAGCCGGTTGCCGCGCTCACGAGGGCAAAGAGCGCCTCCATGATTGCTTCTCTATTCATGCTTCATAGCTCCCGGTTCCCAGTTATCAGTAATCAGTAATCAGTAATCAGTAACCAGTAATCAGTAATCAGGTTTTTGCTTTTTGCCTTTACTGGCCACTGGCCACTGATCACTGATAACTTTCTTTTGCCTTTGCCTTTACTGATCACTGGCCACTGATCACTGATAACTTTCTTTTGACTTTGCCTTTACTGATAACTGGCCACTGATCACTGATCACTGGTCTCTCACTGATCACTGGCCACTGATCACTGATCACTATCCTTTAATCCCCTCTGCCACCGCGGCCTGGATGGCCGCCAGGATTCTATCCCGGCTTTCCCTCAGGCTGGAGCGCAGGAAGGAGCGCTCCGGCATGCGCGAGCCCGGGTGGTGCACCAGCTTGCGGATGATGGTGTCGCCGCCCATCTGGAAGGCCAGGGCCTTGGCGTTTTTGGCCTCGATGATATGGGCCCGGGTCTGGCCGCCGTATTCGTGGATGGCGGCGTAGACCAGGTTGGTGCCCACGCTGGCGCTGAGGTCCCCGGTCATGGCGTAATTGGTTCTGCGCCTGAGCGTCCCGGTGATGTTGCGCAGTACCTGGCCGGAGAGCTTCTGCTCCTTGACGTAGGCGGTGAGGGCGATGGCCTCTGCCTCCACCGCGGCGCGCACCAGGCCGGTCACCCGGTCCGGGATGGCCCCCAGGCTGGCGATGACCGCCTCATCCCCGATGATTTCCGCGCGGATCATAAGTCAGTTTCCAGTGGTCAGTGGCCAGTGGCCAGTAATTAGTGATCAGTGATCAGTGATCAGTGGCCAGTGATCAGTAAAGGCAAAACTGATTACTGATTACTGATTACTGTTTACTGTTTACTGTTTACTGATCACTGATCACTGTCCTTTCAGTACACGTAGACCTTAAAGACCACCACCTCGGTGCGGCCCGCGGCGGTGGTGATGGTATTGGTGACGTTATAGGTGGTCCCGGCCGTGCCCCCGGAGAGCCAGGTGGTGGCCTTGGCATAGGGCGACCCGATGCTGACCGGGATCCCGGTGATCCCGGCGTCGAAGGTCCAGGCGCTGCTGGAGATGGTGTCGCCGGCCAGCCAGAGGGTGTAGTCGATGGAATAGTCCAGGACCGCGGCCGCGGGCTTGGCCGGGGCGTACCAGCCGTCGGGTCGGCGCTCGAAGGAGTTGTCGGCCCGGGCCGTGAGAGCCAGGGACAGAAGCAGTAGGCCGCAGAGTAGCGCCGAGGCGCACCGTTTCCTAAAGGGTCTTTTCATGGCCTTCCCTTTTTTTCCAGTAACCAGTTATCAGTAATCAGTAATCAGTAACCAGTAATCAGTAATCAGTAACCAGTAATCAGTAATCAGTAATCAGTAAGATCATCCCTATTCTTTGCCTTTGCCTTTGCCTTTGCCTTTACTGATCACTGGCCACTGATCACTGATAACTTTCTTTTGCCTTTGCCTTTACTGATCACTGGCCACTGATCACTGATAACTTTCTTTTGCCTTTGCCTTTACTGATCACTGGCCACTGATCACTGATCACTTTCTTTTGCCTTTGCCTTTACTGATCACTGGCCACTGATCACTGATCACTGAACTACCAGCACCCGGTTGTCAAACCCCAGGGGCAGCGTCCGGTTTTCCGGGCCCATAAGGAGCACGTAGAGAAACCTGACCACGCGCTGAAAAATACCGGCCAGTCCCTTGAAGCTGAACTGCTCCAGGGTTGCGGTCAAGGCCGCGGCTACCCCGTGCCCGCAGGAGAGGACGGCGTTTATCCGGTTCAACGACGCGGTTAAGACGCCGCCGACCCCGTGTCCCCCGGTCAGGCCCGCAGTAACCTGGACCAGGTTGGCAGAGAGGGCGGCCACAAAGTTGGTAATTACGGTAGTGGCTGAAAAAGCGGCGCTTACCTGGGCCAGCGCACCCGAGACATGGGCTGCCACCCCGTGCGCCCCGGTGAGGGCCGCGGTCAACTGCGTCAAGGCCCCAGACAAAGTCGAGACCAGCGAAGAGCCGCTCAGGGCTGCGCTGGCCTGGGTCAGCAAGCCTGAGATGGCCCCGGCCACGCCGTGCGCCCCGGTCAGGGAAGCGGAAACCTGGGCCAAGGCCCCGGCGACGGTGCTCGTCACCCCGTGCGCCCCCGTCAGGGAAGCCGACACCTTCGTCAGCGCCCCGGACAGGGCAGCCGTAATGTTCGCTAAATTGAAGGTAGCCGAGAGAGCCGCGGAAACTTGGGTCAAAGCGCCCGATAAAGTTGCCGCCAGGGAGGACCCGCTCAAGGCCCCTGACACTTGAGTGAGAGTTCCTGACAGAGTAGTTCCTACCCCATGATTCCCGGTTAAGGCCGCCGACACCTGCGTCAACGCCCCGGACAGGGTCGAGACCAGGGTATTTCCCGTAATAGCCCCGGAAATCTGGGTCAGCGCCCCGGCCAGGGTAGCAGTAATGCCCGATGAAGTGATGGTGGCCGAGAGGGCCGCGGTGACTTGGGTCAAGGCCCCGGACAAAGCGCCGGCGAAATCGACCACGCTGCCGGTAAGCGAGGCCGTTACTTGATTCAATGCTCCGGATAATGTTGCAATAGAAAAGGGAATATAGTACGCCTCGGTCTGCACCGTCGCCTGGGCGGTCCCGGCGAAGAGAATTGATAGAATAAGACAGATGATGGCTAACCGTTTGATCATGGGATGCTCAAGAATTTCCAGTAGAAAGTCTTGTATGAAGATACGTAAACCGATTGGGTCAAAGAACAGCGGATAGCCTGGTCCGAAGGGACAGGCACGCTGAACTTCAACGGCTCCGTCTGGGCGTTGACATAGGTGGCCTGGTAAGCAAGAATCAATGAAGAAGAATTAGCCCCTGAGTAAATCTTCAAGACGACGGTCTCGCCGTTCACCATGTTGGTGGTATCGACCACCAGGATATATGTCCCGGCGGTGGTGTTGGAGGCAAACAGGTAATCCTCGCTGCCGTCCGCTGTCTGGTTGCCGCTGGTGACCACGGTGAGGGCATGGGCGGTCCCGGATAAAAGCAGCAATAAGATGCCGATGATCGTTAAAAGGCGTCTCACTGTCGGCATAACTCCTCCTTAATCAATCCCGTAGAGGGCGATGCTAAGTAATCTAACGGTTGCACCATTGTTATTACACTGGCTGCGGCCCCAAAGGTTTGACCCGGCTGGGATGGTTGCCGGGAAAGGACCAACAAAACAAGGCAATACGATATAACTGCCATTATTGTAAACAGGAATATTGCTGATTATAGTGGTCACCGCTCCGGATGAAGGCCCCACGCCGATATCTACCAACTGACAAAGAACGGCCGCTCCGGAGGTCGCTAATTGTCCCACACCCATCAACAGCATCTTTGTGGGGTTGGCAATAGATGCAGATATCTCAGTCCAGGCTCCTTTAGTATTGACGGTGCCGCCCGGGTCAACAGTTATGCCTTGACTCGTTAAAGAACTTGCCCCGTATGCGGTGACTCGCTGGAAGGGTGTTGATGGCATGAATCCGGGCATAACCAAACTGGCGGTGACATAAACGGCGGAGGCGGCGACGACCCCTTGAGATTGGACCCATAACGCTACCCCAGGAGGGATATAAATAGGAAGAACAGCCTGCGCCAAAGCGTATGGACCCATTGCGCAATATAACTGCGGAACTACTATTACCTGACTTCCTGAAGGCCCTATGCCAATATTTAGCATCACGCTTCTTTGGCTAGAGGTAGTGTTCTCAACAAATAAGATCAGCACACCCCCGGGGTTGGAACCGGCGGCGACTAACTGCACCCAGGAACCCAGCGAATTAGCGGGAGAGCCTGCGGCAACACTCGTGCCCAGAGAACTGGCGGTCGCCGCCCCCGCAGTATATTGGTTCCCCCCATCGCTCAGAATCGGCCAATCAGCCGCCGAGACGGGGAAGGCCAGGAGGGCTGCCAGCGTCAGGGCTGCAAAGCACTTCATAATCTTTTTCATACCTTCACCCCTTTCCCGTGATCAGTGATCAGTAATCAGTAATCAGTAATCAGTAATCAGTAACCAGTAACCAGTTTTTGTTTTTGTTTTTGCCTTTACTGATCACTGGCCACTGACCACTAACCACTGGCCTCTGATTACTGACCACTGATCACTGATTACTTTTTTCACTTCTTAGGTCCCCGCGGGCACCGTGATCGTCCCGCTCAGGGAGCAGGGGCCGCCTGAGACGATGCTGGTGGTGTTGAGCACCAGGCTGGTAGCCGAAGTGCCCACGTCGCCATCGGCAATAGCCGTAGAACCATCGGATTTGAGTATGCGGAAATAACCCGCCGTCCCCGTAGCGGAGGCATTGACGTTGCTCACGGTCCCCAGAGTGATGACCCCGCCGGTATCCGTGTTGGTGGCGTTGAGCGTCCAGTCCACCAGGAGGGTGCCGGTGACCGCCCCATTCGGCCCGTTGGTATCGGCCCCGGTGTAGATTCTCAGGTGGCCGGAGTTCGTGTCGGTTGCGATGGCCGCACCGGCAGAGTGGCGCTCGGTGGTGGCCAGCACGAAGCTGGTACCGGAGCTGGTAACCACCAGGGCCAGGATGAAGGCTATTGCCAGTAGGGGGATTCTCAGCTTGTTCTTCATTTGCGTTCTCCTTCTTTTCCTTAGTTATCAGTAATCAGTAAACAGTTATCAGTGGTCAGTGGCCAGTGGTCAGTGGTCAGTGGTCAGTTTTTGCCTTTACTGATTACTGATTACTGATTACTGATTACTGTTTACCGGTCACTGATTGACCGGGCCGGTTAGTAAAGGTTGCAGGCGGCAGCACTAAATTGAGCTGCGCCCGGACCATCGGGATCTTGCTGCCCTGGCGGTCGAGATAAAGCTGGCGGCCCACCATCACGGTGACGATCAGACCCACCAGGAGCAGGTAGGCCTTGGCCAGGTAGAACAGGGCGTGAAGAACCTTTTTCAGCATAGGCGTTCTCCCCTTAGAAAGTGATCAGTGGCCAGTGGCCAGTAATCAGTAAAAGCAAAGCAAAAACCAAGGCAAAGTCAAAAGAGAAAAAACTGATTACTGATTACTGATTACTGATTACTGATTACTGATTACTGTTTACTGATCACTGATCACTGATCACTGATCACTATCTTCTACCCCGGCACCACCTTTTTCCATTTATCCAGCACCGCCTTGACCGAGGGCGGCAGCTCGGCCACCGTGAAGCTCGTGGTCTGGCCCTGGAAGGCGACGCTCTGGTCGCCGATGTGCCCCCGCTCCTTGAAGCGGAAGGCCACCAGCTCGATGACCGCCTGCTCCAGGTCGGGGGGCGCGGCATCATAGCCCGCGGTGTAATCCAGGGTGACGTTGCCCCAGCCCCGGGTGAAGCGATAGCCCTGCAAGATGAGCCGGCCCAGGGTGAAGCGGTAGCCCGGGGTGACGGTGTCGGGGGCCGGGGGGATGGCCACGCCGTCCACCGTGACCCCGGAGACCGCGGTCACCGGGTACTCCCTGAAGTACAGCACCTGGGTGTCGTGGCCGTCCCGCACCTCGGCGTAGCTCTGGGAGAGGACCTGGCGGCTGAGGTAGGACTGCACCCAGGCGCTGATCCCGGCGATGAGGCGCACCAGCAGGGCGTCGCTAATATCGACGGTGAGGTTCAGCCAGGCCTTGACGTTGGCCAGGGTGGTCAGGTCCATTTAGTGTCCTCTTAAAAACCAGTTATCAGTGATCAGTGGCCAGTAATCAGTAAAAGCAAAGCAAAAACCAAGGCAAAGTCAAAAGAGAAAAAACTGATTACTGTTTACTGATTACTGATTACTGATCATATTTTAATCGTGTGCCGGATACCCACCCGGCGCCGGCGCCCCGGGTCCAGGTCCGGGGTTTCCGGAGCCTCGCCATCCAGGGGCAGATAGCCGCCCGCGATCAGCATGGGTGCCACGGAGTCGGGGACGTCCACCACCCCGTCAACCACCTTGTAATCCCGCTGGATGGTCACCGTGCGGATGGCCGGATTGGGGACCCGGAGCAACATTAAACCCCCAGTTATCAGTAATCAGTAACCAGTTATCAGTGGCCAGTGGTCAGTGGTCAGTGGTCAGTGGTCAGTGGTCAGTTTTTGCCTTTACTGATTACTGATTACTGATTACTGATTACTTGCCTTTGCCACTGACCACTGATCACTATCCGTTGGCGATGTTGGTGAGGATGGCCATCGCCGGCGGGAAGTAGTGCTTCAGCACGCCGTCGAAGTAGACGCCAAACTCATCGGCCCACTGCACCTTGGGCCAATCCACCGCGATGTAATCGAAGCGCAGGTCCATCTCCCGGACGTTGGCCACGTTGGAGAGGGGGTAAGGGATGATCAGGGTGTCGAACAGGATGGTGCCCGCCGGCATGTTGGGGTGCTGGCGGATCTTGATCTTCTTGCCGCCGCCCAGGCCCGCCCCGAACTTGTTCAGGTAGCTGTCCACCACCATGCCGCCCACCAGCTCCGATTGGTCCGCCTGGAACATGAAGTGGAAGGACTGGCTGGCGGTCGCGCCGGTGCCGGTGAGGATCTTCTGGGTGATGTTCTGGGCCTCCTGGCTGTTCACCCACATCTGCTCCGGGCCCAGGCGCCACTTGTCCCACATGTATTTCAGGACGGCGTCGATCTCCACCACGCCCCCCTTGCCGTCCCCGGTGAGGGGGGTGCCCACCCCCGGAGTGCCGGTGGCCTGGTTGGCGATATAGGCGCCGGAGTTGGCCTTCCAGGCCTGGTAGAGCAGGCCGTCATAGACCAGGGCGTTGAGGGAGTAATCCGCCGCGGTGAGGCTGGCCAGGGTCTGGGTGGAGGCCCCCACCGCGCCCAGGATGACGGAGTTGATGGTGGTGATGGCCGCCAGGGTGGCGGCGCCGCTGGTGCCGATGAACCAGGCGTAGGCCACCGCGCCGGGGACCACCGGGGTGTAGCAATTCACCGCGGTCTTGTTGTTGGCGGTTGTATGATTGGTGATGCCGGAGGCGAGGGAGCAGCCGCCGTTGATGGGGGTGCTGCCCCCGTAGGGGCCGGCGTTGCCCCGGGCGATGGTCTGGAAGATCTTGGTGGCCGCCGCGGCGACGCCGGGGCCTCCGGCGAAGTAGAGGCCTTCCAGGGTGAGGGCCACCACCGCCACGTCATATTCGGTGGAAGTCCCGAGAGTGCCGGCGGAGGCGTCGTCGACCACCGTGGGCGCGGTGGGCTGGGTCAGCACCAGGGCGGTGCCGTTGCCCCCCAGGTGCAGGAGCTCCTCGCCCAGGCGCACCGCCTTCAGGAGGTTGAGCCGGGCGGTGGCCCGGAGGTCCTGGTAGTTCACCGCGGCCCGCCAGGCCTGCTCGGTGACGTAGTCGTCCTGGCCCAGGAAGCGGTAGACCGCTAAATATTCCTGGGTGGAGGTGGTGACCACCCCGCCGCGCTTGCCCTCGGCCACGCCCAGGGAGAGGTTGTTGACGTTGACGCCGGTGATGGCCTTCCAGCTGGCCTGGGAACCGAAACCCCCCACGCTCCGGGGGATGGAATCGACCAGGGGCGTCAGGTAGGGGAAGAGGTTCTTGGCCGGGGCCTCCAGGTTGTAGGCTTGCAGGCCCACGGTGGCCACGGAGCTCTGGGTGAAGGCCTTGAGCAGCTCCGGGCTGGGGTTGGCCAGCTGGGCCTTGATCAGTTCCAGGGTTGCCGCGATTTGGTTTGCATCCATTTTGTCATCTCCTTTTGAAACCAGTTATCAGTTATCAGTAATCAGTGGTCAGTGGTCAGTGGTCAGTGGCCAGTGGTCAGTGGTCAGTGGCCAGTGGCCAGTTTTTGCCTTTACTGATTACTGATTACTGATCACTGATTACTGATCACTGATCACTTTCTATTGCCGTCCGATGATGAAGGGATTGGCCAGGGCCGCCTTCATCTGCTCTTTGGCGGTGGCCTCGTGGTCGACGCTGCCGTCGGCCTTCTTGACGGTCTCGACCTTGGCGGCCGGGTCATCCTGCCCCAGGTCCTGGGACTTGCTGACCACCCGCAGGGCCGGGCCCCCCCCCTTGGGGGTGTTGGCCTTGACGAGCTCCAGGTCCTTTTTCAGGGCCGCGACCTCTTCTTCCTTCTTGGCCAGGGCCTCGGCGTTGGCCTTCTCCAACTTCTCCAGGGCCTCGGCGTTGGCCTTCTCCAACTTCTCCAGGGCCTCGGCGTGGGCCTTCTCCAGCTTCTCCAGGGCCTCGGCGTGGGCCTTCTCCAGCTTCTCCAGGCCCTGGGCCTGCGCCTGTTCCACCTTCCCCAGGCGCGCCTCGATCAGTTGTTCAACCTCTGATTTCTGCATCTCGCTCACCTCTCTTTTTTCCGCTGCCGGGCAGTCGGCGCCCAGGGCCACGGAGTGGTTGTGGATTTCCTGAATCTTGCTGAGGTCGCCGCCGGAGTGGCGGGCGGCCGCCTTGGCCAGGGCGGAAGTGCTCTCCGCCTTTTCCTCCTTGGTGCTCCCTTCCCAGTTCGCGGGGAGCAGGTCGGTGGCCTTCAGGGCCCGGGCCCGGGAGATGATGTGCTTCTGGGCCGCCTCCTTATCCTTGGCCCGGCCGTAGGCGTGCACCGCGTTTTCCAGGTCCTCCCGGTTGACAATGGGGAAGGAGCCGTCCGGGAGGGCGTGGCCCTTGTCGGCCAGCTCCTTGCGCTCCGTGTCGGAAAACTCCCGCTTTTCCACGGAGCCGTCGGCCTTCACCAACGTGAAGCGGGCCGTCTTCAGGCAGGGGTTGTCCACCAGGGAGACTTCCTTGGGCAGCGCGGTGTAGCGCATCAGGTTGCCGTCCTTCCAGCGCTTGGCGTAGGAGCCGCCGATGGACAGGCCGGTGTAGACGCCCTCGATGCACTTCTCCAGCTCGGCGGCGTCGACGATCTTGGCCGCCACGTCGATGGCCTTCTGCTCGTCAAGATAGCTGATCTCGGTGAGCTTGCCCGCGGCCACCTGGCCGTGCATCCCACGGACGTTGCCCAGGGAGAGCCCCCCGGTGGCTTCGGCGATCTCGTCGCTCCAGCGCTTAAAATTGGGCTTGGAGGATTCGTAATCGAGGATCTCGCCTGCCGCGTCCGGGATTTCCTCGGTCATGCGGCCGTAGATCATGCCAGCCGCGGCGTCGACCTTGGTGAGCTGGGCGAACAGTTTCATGGCTATCCCCTTTCCTTGCAAGACAAGTAATCAGTGGTCAGTGGCCAGTAATCAGAGGCCAGTGGTCAGTGGTCAGTGGCCAGTGATCAGTAAAGGCAAAAACAAAAACAAAAACTGGTTACTGGTTACTGATTACTGATTACTGATTACTGATTACTGATCACTGATTACTGAATTTAGCTCCCTCTTTTTCTCGAAACTTTTTTGCCCGCAGGCATTTCAGCTTCGGGGGCCGTTTCCCGCACGCCTTTAGCCTTCCTGCATCCGGCCTCAAGAAAGAAATCTAACTGGCTTTCAGGGACCGCGATCTTGCCCGAGGCGTACACCTGGACCCTATTGCCGTCAGGGCCCACAAAAACGGTCACTCCGGGGGGGGCCTTCAAAATGATAAATCTTTCCATCCGATTCTCCTTGAGGATGGCGGGATGCGCTGCGCTTTCCCGCCCTACATTTAGCTATAGGTCTCCACGCTGGTGACCCCGGTGACGCTGAACCCGCAGATGGTCTCGGCGGGGATGGTCAGGGTGTCGGTGTCGGTGGCCAGGGGCGAGCCGCCCTCGGTGATGACCACCGTCGCCACCCCGTTGACGAAGGTCAGGGTGGTGGAGACGATGGTGGCGGTGCCGGTCCCCCCGCCGGTGTGGGCCACGGCGATGGAAACCCCGGAGGTCACGGCCCGGTTGTACCAGGTGTGGACTTCCCCGGCGGCGTTCTTCAGGGTGACGGTCACGGTGCGGTTGGCCGCGGAGCCGTGGCCCGTGGTCAGGGTGGCCGGGGAGATCACGAAGACCATCTGGTTCATGGCCGCCTGCTGGAGCATGTAGGTGGTATATTCCTGGAAGCCGGCGGCGGCAAAATATTGCTCCTGGGTCAGGAGGGCGGTCACGTGCCCGTTGGCGTCCGGGGTGACCACGCTGCCGTCGGGGCCGATGAACTGGGTGACGCCGGCCGGGGCCTTGAGGACCACGGTGGTGGTTTGCGCCATTGCCTGGGAAGCCGCCAGCAGCAGGACCAGAATAAGGCAAAATAAAGCGGCAAGTCTTTTCATCTTCTTTCTCCTTTTTTAAGTGATCAATGATTAGTAATCAGTAATCAGTAATCAGTAATCAGTAATCAGTAACCAGTAACCAGTTTTTGTTTTTGTTTTTGCCTTTACTGATCACTGGCCACTGACCACTGGCCTCTGATTACTGGCCACTGATAACTGAAAACTTTCTTTTGCTTTTGCCTTTACTGATTACTGTTTACTGTTTACTGATTACTCTTTCTCTCCCAGCTCCGGGATCACGTCGCACTCGCAGTTGGGGTGCGCCGGGGGTGCGTCGTCCCCGGAGGAAAAGTCCTGGTCCAGGGGGATCACGCCCTCGTCGGCGTTGCCGTTGCACTCGTCGTCCTGGGGGTGCTCCGAGCCCAGGATCCACTTCTTGCCGCTCACCAGGCCGCTGGCCCTGTAGGCCATCATGTTGCCCTGCACGTCGGCCTTGGCGATCTCGGTGCGGGCGATCATGTCGCAGCGCCCTGCCGAAAAGCCGAAATTATCCTGGAGGACGCCGCTCAGCCGGGCGGTGCTCCAGCCCTCCTGGACCGCCTGGGTGACGTCGGCCCGCAGGTAATCACGGGTCGACTCCTCGATCTTGGTCACCAGCTCCGCGGCCCGGTTTTCGGCCCACTCCACCGCCAGCTTGTTGACCTGGCTGGTGATGGCGGAGTCCTCGAAGTCGAGCTGGACAAAGGCCGCCAGGCCGCCGTTTTGGGCCGCCTGGGCCAGGATGGCGGCAACCTCCTTGCGGGTGGCGGCGATGCCGGCCAGGTCCAGGTCGGCCAGGAGCTTATCGATCTTTTCATCATCGTCAGTTTTCAGTAACCGGTGATCAGTAATCAGTGATTTTTCGCCGCCTTGGCCTTTTTTACTGGCCACTGGCCACTGATCACTGATAACTTTCTTCAGCCCCAGACCTTTGGCGAGGCTGGCCGCCGCGGCCGGCAGATCGGCCTCGAAAGCCTTTTGAAACAGCTTCTTGATGTCGGCCCGGGCCTGGGCCATGGGCGGCCGGTCTCTATCTATGGGCTCGATCTTCATTTTTTTTTTAGCGGCCTTATCCAGTTTTTTGCTTTTGTCTTTACTGGCCACTTCCGGTTCTTCGCCTTTGCCTTTTTCTTTGTCTTTGTCTTTACTGGCCACTGGCAACTGGTCACTGGCCACTTCCGCTTCTTTGCCTTTGCCTTTTTCTTTGTCTTTGTCTTTACTGGCCACTGGCAACTGGTCACTGGCCGCGTCCGGTCCTCCCGGCTCCGGCTGCTCCTTGCCGATGTCGTCCAGCAGCACCGGCCCGATGCCGGGGATGATGATGAAATTGGGGATGCCGTCGTCGTCCAGGCCCCGCTTGGTGCGTATCTCCCGGCGCGTGACGATGCCCGCGGCCACGTCCGAGGCGTCGATCGTGGCCTGGACGTCCGGGGCCACCGACTCTTCCTCCTGCCAGGCGAACTCCAGGTCGTAGAATCCCCAGTAGCGCCAGATGATGTAATCCATCAGGTCCTTGATCCACTGCATCAGGGGCTGCAGGCCCTCCTCCAGGGCGGTCTGCTGGACCGACTGGGCCACCGCCCGGTTCATCTGGCGCACGAAGGGGGTCGGAGGGAGAGAGTGGCAGTAGCAGACCACCCGGGCCAGCCATTCGTCGAACTCGTCCTTGAGGCCCTCCAGCTTGGGGAACAGGGGCTTGGCGCCGGAGGGCACGAAGATCATCCGCCGGCGCATGGCCAGGTTGCCGCTCAAGAGGGCGTCCCAGTAGCCCTGGAACTCCCCGATCTGCGCCGCCGACCATTCCTGGGGGCACTCGGCGAAGCCCTCGGGGATGCTGCCCTCCATGTAGAAGTTGAGCTGGAAGAGCTGGCGCCGCAGGGCGATGTTGACGATCATGATGGTCTGCTCCACCGGGGAGTAGCCGTAGAGCCTCCAGGAGCGGGGGTTGCGGGGGACGTAGACCAGCTCCTCGGCGGTGTATTCGGTGGCCGGGATGCCGTGGATGATCTGCTGGTAGGCCGGGGCCGGGGGCACCGGGGTGCGCCCGTTGCCGTCGATCACCAGCTTGATGGTGGCGCCGTCCACGATCTCCAGGGCGTAGAGCTTGTCGTTCAGGTTCTGGCGGGGGTAGATGGCCGGGGCGTCGATGACAAAAACATCTTCCATGAGCATCCTGAGCCAGGCCTGCCAGGAATGGAGCCGGTCGGGGAAGCGCAGAAAGGCCTCGATCTCCTGGACCCGCTTGTCGTCCGGGGCCACGTCGGCGCCCTCCTTGCCCCTTATGCTCGTCTTGAGCTTGACGAGCTGGTCCTTGCGGGTCTCGATGCACAGCCGGGTGATGTCGTGGGATTCCGCCAGGTTGCGCAGCAGCTCGAAGGGGAGGTAGCCGGCCCGGGGCTGGATGGTGAGGTTGTAGCCCACCGGGAAATCGTAGGCCCGGGCCGCGGCCTCAGGGGGCGCCTGGGGCTGGATGGGCACGGACGGCCCGAACCAGTCCTCGGACTGCTGGGGCGCCGGCAGGGTGCGCATGCCGCCGGCCGCCAGGTCGGCGAAGGCCGGGTCGATGGGCGTCCGCAGGGCCTGGGCCCTTTTCAGGATGCCGGTATCGGAGTCGCGTTCCATAGTGGTCAGTGGTCAGTGGTCAGTGATCAGTAATCAGTGGCCAGTAATCAGTGGCCAGTAATCAGTGGCCAGTAATCAGTAAAAGCAAAAACAAAAAGCAAAAAACCCAAAAAGTGGAAACTGATTACTGTTTACTGATTACTGTTTACTGTTTACTCTCCCAGGGCGGCCAGCTCCGCTTCCGCCTTCTCCTTGAGGACGCGCCCCAGCTCGATCTGGGCCTCCAGCCCCTGGATCCGCTCACGGAGCACCTCTTTCCGGAGTTCTTTAATCGTCCGGGTGGGGTCCTTCTGGCCCTCCAGTTCGGCGATGCGCTCCAGGAGCGCCTCCCTTTCCTCGACAGCCTTCTCGATAATCTCGATCAGATCTTCTTTGGTGACTGTCTTTTTAGCCATCGGCTCTCCCTCTTTCAGTAAACCAGTGATCAGTGATCAGTGGCCAGTGATCAGTAAAAGCAAAAACTGATTACTGGTTACTGATTACTGATTACTGATTACTGATTACTGGTTACTGGTTACTGCTCAGCCCGAGCCGTTCCCTTTCCAGCGCGGCCATGGCCTTCTGCTGCTTGGACTCCTGGGCGTGGGCCACCCAGGCTTCCGCCTCCGCCTCCGGCATTCCCGGCGGCGGATGGAGTTTCTCGTATTCCGTCTTGTAATAATCGAAGAGGCCCTGGCCGGCGCCGCCCTCCAGGAGGGAGATCGCCCCCTCCAGGGCGTCGGGGCCGTCGTCGTGCACCGTCTTGCTGGGGAAATAGAGGAGCTGCTCGATGAGCAGGTCCTGGTCGCCCCGGCCCGGGCAGAAGCGGATCTGCCCCCGCTCCACCCAGGAGGAGAGCCGCGAGATGCGGGTCTCCTTGTTGGCCTTCTGGGTGACGCCCCGGGACGGCAGGGTGATGTGGCGCTCCCGGCCCATCTGCTCCACCTCCCGCATCAGCAGCCGCTGGAAGAGGTTGTCTTCGATCCCCAGCAGCCAGTAGCGCCAGTCCTGGTGGCGGACGAACAGGGCCCGCAGGGCCTCGTCCAGGCTGTTCTTGCGGATGTAGGCGTCCAGGACGTAGTAGATCATCTCCTTGCAGTCCAGGCCCACGGTGAGGATGGCCTTGTAGTCGGCGCTCTCGTTGGTGCTGATGGAGGGGTCGAAGAAGCCGGAGACGACGAGCTCCTTGCCGGCGAGTTCCATCGGGTCATAGTAGCGCAGCCACTGCTCCTGGAAGACCCCGCCTTCGTTCACCGGGGCGTTCATCTTCTCCCGGTTGAAGGCGAGCGTCCCCATGGCCGCCTTCTGTTTGGCGAGCACGGCCAGGGGGAACTTGTCGGGCCAGAGGGCGGCGCCGTCGGGCTGGATGGCCCGGTAGAGGGTGCGGCGCCAGTTGGCGTAAGGCTCCTCCTCGGAGTGGATGGCGATGTAGAGGGCCGATTTGCGGGCCAGGATGGTGCCGATCCACAAGAGGCTGCCGTCGGTCTCCAGGGCCGGGTAGACCGCGCCGGTGACCCAGTCGAGGAGCTTGCGCACCAGCTCGGGGGAGCGCACGTTCTGGTCGTTTTCCATGTCGTCCAGGACGACCAGGTCGGGGCGGTGCTGCTTGTGCTTCAGGCCGCGCAGGCGCTGGCCCCGGCCCCGGGCCATGAGGCGGACGCCGTTCAGGGCGACGAAGTCGTTCACCGCCCAGTTGTCCCGCACCAGCTCCCCGAAATCGCACTTGAGCCGCTCGTTGTAGAGCAGCTCCAGGTAGAGGTAGCCGGTGAGGTCGCTGGCCAGGTCCTCGGTGTCGGAGCCCAGGATGATGAAATGGCGCAGCTTGTGGACGATCTGGTGCAGGGAATAGCCGAAGCTCACCAGGGTGGACTTGGCGAACCCCCGGGGGGCCGCGGTGACCGCGGGGGTCACCACCTCACCTATGCCGGGGCGCCGGTCCACCTGGGCGATGAGGTCGTGGTGGAAGGGGGCCGGGGGCTCGTTGAAGTAGTGGGGCAGGTAGGTCTCGAAAAAATAGAAATGGTCGGTGCGGCTGCGGGCGCGGCGGGCCTGTTTGGCGGCCTCGGAGACGTCGGCGAAGGCCGCGACCTCCCGGAACAGGCGCCCCAGGATCTCGTCGGCCCGGGCCTGGAACTCCTTCTTGGTGAACTTCTTTTTGAGGGTCAGTTCGTCCATATCAGTGATCAGTGATCAGTAATCAGTAATCAGTAAAGGCAAAAACCAGGGCAACGCGGCCACTGATTACTGTTTACTGATAACTGATCACTTTCTCATTTAGTAATCTGGTCGAAGATCATGATCACCCGGGCATTGGCCGGGGTGGCCAGGGTGCAGTCGCTGGCCGCGATATAGGGATAGCAGACGCGGCCGTGAAAGCCGCTGTCGGCCAGCCCCCCGCCCAGGATATCCTTGCCGTGAAATATTTCCGGGCCGGTAGGTGAATAATTCCGGACCACTAAAACGTCGTTGACCGCGCTGGGGAAAAACTTGATGGCGACCAGGCCGGCGCCGTTGGGCATCTTGCCGTCAGCCATGCCGTTCCAATCAGTGGAGCCGTCTAAAATTATGCTGATATAGAGGCCGCCGGTGGAGATGGTCGTGGCATTGGCCGCCCAGGCGGCAGAAAAAAAGGCAGAGAGGAACAAAATGCCAAATATGGAAATTATTTTTTTCATGGCGATCTCCTTTTACAATTATCGGTCAGTTGCTTAACCCCAGGCCCAGGGTCAGTCCTCCTTTCCCCCCGCCGGCAGGGCTTTCATAAGCCCCTATCGCCGGGTTAGCGCTGGGCGGAAAGGGAACGGCCCAACCAAGATAATCAGCAGTCAGGCCCACATTTGTCCCGGCGTTCCGGCAAGGAGACGCCTGCGCTATTTTCAGGCTCGCGGCGCTGGCCGGATTCACATTGACCGCCTGATAAGTCTTCCCGTTGGTGGCCGGGTTGCTGCCGCCGCTGGCGTGGATGTAGACGTAAGTGCCGTCCCAGTACCAGCTACCGGCGTTGGCCTCGACGTTGGCGATGGAGGATTGGGCAGTCAATACTGCACCATTCTCGGTGATTGCATCACAGTAGGCAGATGCAACCTGATAAGTATAATAATACTGAATGGAATAAGTAACACTCAGGTAGGGGCAAAAATATCCATTGCCGATAGTCATAAGACAGCCAGCAAAACTCCGACTAACCCCATCATTGGTTGTTGTGTGTTGTAGAACCCACCCATAATTAGGATTGATGGAATTAATAATATTCTGAATATCAGTTACTAATTGGGAACCACCGCCAGAATATATAACACCAGATCCGCCATTGCTTAATGTGCAAGTAGTGGATGCAGATTCATCAGTCCCACTACCCATAGCTCCACCAGTAGTCCAGCTATTAGTGCCATTGTAAGTATTCCAAGTAGCACTGGAAGTCCAATTGTCCAGACACCTTTTTACCGTTATTGTATCCGTGCTGCCAGCCTGCACCGCATTTAGGTAAAGTGTTGCCGATGTTATGGTCTTGCCGGACAAGTTGCTTATCCCCGTAAATTTTATCAACCCATTCCACCAGTTACCCGCCGATGGCGCATCAACAGTGATACTATTATTACCACTATAAGAATAAGCTGGGTCATTTTCCCTTAACTCTGTGTCAGTCTCCCCAGAATAGGTATTTGCGGTGCCATTCCCATAGCTGGCAGAGTTTTGGCCGATAGTTGCACTTCCGGAACCCGCAGTTAATGACCAGCCAGATAATGTTAAAGGAGTATATCCGACAAATTCGGGATACGTAGTCAGAGAATGAGTATCCAGACCTTGCCCTTGCCAACTTGCGAAGGTGCAGGGGGAGTTGTTATATTGGCAGACGTTCGCCAGCACTGGGTAAATATCGTTATAGTCGGAGACGTTGTGGCCGATGGTGGAGGACATGTTCAGGGGATAGGGGCCGCAATCCAGGAAGATATTATTCTTGACGGTGAAATAATCTCCGCCATTCCAGTAAGCACCCCCAGCGCAATTTACTGCCGTGTTATTTTCAACCACGCTGGGAGTAGTTGACCATTGGCTGGCATGAAGATTGAAGGCCCCGCCGGGGCAATTAACCAGGAGGTTATAAGTAAATTGATAACTGTTCAGGTTGGAACCGCCGCCGCCCGCCGCTATTGCTGCCCCACTTGGGCCGGTAAGGTCATGGATATAGTTTCTATTTACTGTATTGCCGGTGGCCGGAAAATTACCTCCAGTCCATAAATCAATCCCGCAGCCACTAACCATGCCGGAGATTTCATTGCCCTGGATCAAGGCGTTCTGCATATTCTGGCAGGATATCCCGTCGGAGTCAAAGCCGGTAGCCCCGCCACCGCCGCCTGGTATCTGATTTGTATGGAGAAACTTGCAGCCGATAACTGAGCACCACAGATTAGACCCCTCACCATTGTTGTTGTCATCTTGACCTGCAAAGTAGATATTATCGGCACAATAATTCCAGGTGCTACCGGTTATGCTAACATGGGTATTGGGAACAGCCGCTTGAACAAAAGCAAGGTGGGCACTAAGCGTTACAGTTGCAGGGGTTGTTCTGCCAATTATGGCCAAAGTATAGGGTGGAGTTGATGCGGCCTCCTGCATGGCCCAAACAACATTAGCCTGAGAACTACCGTTAATCGCCGCCAGCAGTGCGGTGCTTATTGTCTGTGCACTGTCAAGTGCCCCGGAAGTATAGGAACAGGCAATCCCATTTACGGTTATCGTATAAGTGGTTAATCCGACAGCAGTTATGGCTATGCCCTGGCCATGAGCATATAAATAAATCCCGACTCCGAGATTATTGAAATTACAACCTTGGAAATTAATATAATTGCAGCCCCCACCTCCTGTGGAATTAAAAGCGTAGCCTGACCCAAAGAAAGCCAGGTTCTGAAAGTTAAAATAGTTTATCGGGTTACCTGGGCCTCCATTGTAGAGTGGAAAACAATCATCGGCCCCAACCCCGTTAATGCGAATCTCGTGATTAATCGGAGTACCAGTAGTCGGTTTGTAATAAAGAGTTCCTGAGCCGTTATAGAACCAACGGGGAGTCGCCGTAGAGCTATTGGCGGCTGTCGCCAGGGTGTCGTCAGTAGCCGCCGCAATTAATAATCTGTCCTCCAAGACCATACAGCTGACGTTAGTTACCCATCCTCCACCAGCTACGCCGGGGGGTGACTGACTGCCAATAGCAAGAGAATAGATGCCACCCCCCAAACTGGTCCATCCGGAATTGGTAATTACCATTGAAGTAGTAAAGGTGGGTTGTGTGCCGGTGCCGTAACTGCCAAAGGTAATGGGAAGGCCCGCAGTGCCGTTGATATACTCTACACTTGCGCCCTGTCCAGGATAAAGCCCCGTCGTGCCGCAAGCGTAGAGGACCGAATCACCAGCCGAAGGCGCAATTTGGGGGCCGGTCTTCCAGGGAGTTGACTGGCTCTGGGCCTGGGTGGAAGTGTTTGAATCGTTGCCGGTGTCGGCGTTGATGTAATAAGTAGGGTCGGCGGCCTAGTGGACCATCTGCGCCAGATAAGCAGGAAGGAGTTTCCCGGCGTACCGGTCTATGGGCCAGGAGGCCCGCCAGCCGAAGTGCAGCGTCACCAGCAGCCCGATCAGGCCGAGGTAGGATAGAGTATAGATGAGGGCGAGCTTGATGGTTTTGCTCATCGGGCTTCCATTTTGATCCCAGTTATCAGTAATCAGTAATCAGTGATCAGTAAAGGCCAAAACTGATTACTGATTACTGATTACTATCTTTTCAAATAATCCTCATAGACCGCTAACCCTGGACCACCAGATTGTTGATAAAGGCCACTGCCTGGGGGTTAGACAGTATAGGCGCCAGAAGAGGGCAAGCAGCGCCCAGATCGGTGAGAGCAGCTTGTACTTGCGCCGCAGTGACTGGTTGGTTATTGGCCAGGGCAGCCAATAGATCAATCAGGTCATCAGATGCCTTCATAGCCGGCAGTAAGATATTGACCTGGGCTGCTGCAAGGTTAAAACCCAACACCGCCATTACCATTGTGGCCACTTGAGCAAATATAGCAGAGTTTGACTCAGCCTCATCTGACAGGGTTTTTAGACATGTCAGAATAGAAGCAAAAGGGGCCAACATTGTAGAAAGAACATTCTGTGTCGCCAT